GCTTATCTGGATGTGTCCACATAGAATCCACTATCTCATACTTAAAAGCTATTTTACAGCAAACTTCTGGATACAAGGGCGTCTTACCAATCTTAAAATCGTTAATATACGAAGCAACACGATTAAAAGCATAGGGAGCTTGAAGACGTTTCTTGCCATTGTATAACACACGAACAGAATGACCACCCAAACCAACGTTATAAGATGCCCCAGGACGGAGACCAGCACTGGAAGTACCTGGAAAAGGCATTCGAAACAACTCCTCTTCCGAGTATACAAAAACTTGGGTGCCAAAATAACGATAAGTTCCCATAATGTTTGGCAACAGGTGAACCCCACCAAGAAGACACTTTCTAATGAAAGGATCGTTTTGTGCTATATGAACATCCTTAGCATACTTTCCAATAAGAAGTGGAACTTTGCGAGGATAAAGACCATCAGTAGCAGAAGTAACTATTGGGCCAATAGAGTCTGCGCCCAAATAATTGGCTAAAGAGAACCGTCGTGTGACGAGAAACTGTAAAGAGCTCAAAGGTAAAGCACGAGTCTCTTCAAAACGATTCCCAAACCAAACATAACGCTTAAAGTCATCTCTACTGATTTGTGGAAACCTAGCGACGTCCACATTTTGAAGCATCGTCACCCACCAATCAGGTGGCGGTATCAGATCCTGAGAAGATGCACGTACATTTCTACGAAAAGGGGGAGGAGAAACTACCCAATTATTTCCGCACATAGCATGTAGACGCATATCAGTATACATCTCATTCTTAGTAAGAGAGAAGGTATGATTATGTTGTCCTATACCAAAGTCCTTCTCCCAACTGGTGAGCGCGGAATAATACGCATCCTTTAAGGATTCCTCATCTATGGTCTTAATAACAGTTGTATAGACGAGAGGGGGCTTAACAATTCCAGAAGTGATCTCAACGTACCAACCCGTGTCAACAGACATGACACGGATACGAAAATTCTTAGACATGTTACGACGTTGAGTTACGGTGCGAGCGAGCAGATAGTAAGCAGGAATTGATCTCCTAATTTT